CAAGCCTATCCACACGAATAGAGTAAATCCCCCAACATGTGAGGGGGATTTTCTTACAAGGTGTTTTTACCCCACACAGGGGGTGGGGTTAAAAACCCAACACCTGTCATGTCTTTCCCTACTACACAAATAATAGAGGTTAAAAAAAGCACCCTATTAAATGTGCGTTGAGGTAAGTGAACTTTGGTGTAAGGTGAATTTCTGACTTAAGTAGCTCTGATCTGGTTAAGATCGATTAGCTCCTAGTACTAGGCAGAAGAAAGGTAAATATGGTTTGGTTAAATGTAGCATTAACAGGTTTAAAAATTGGTTCAAAAGCTATAAAGCCAATTAAGAAAGCTCTTAAAGCATATAAGAAAAAAACTAAAGTTAAGCCTAAAACAGAAATTAAAAAAGGGAAGTTTAATAAAAGCCAATTTGAAGATGTTGATAAAGATTGGGGTAATCCTACTATAAAAAATCTTCTTTATAAGTCAAACAAATCAGTTAAAGCTCTTGATAAAAAATTAAGTAAAAAAAGTGGCTATTTAGGAACACATAAGATTTCCAAAGCCAATTATGTAAAAGGGCTTAAAGAGAGAAAAGAATTAAAAGCCTACAAAAAATCTTTAATAGATCAAAAATTATATTAATTCTGTGCATTGAAATTTTTTTTTCTTTCTTTTATAGTTTAAAGTTCACCCAAATTACTATAAACAGAAAGGAATGAAAATGACGGTTGATGTGCTAATGGAAGATGTCAAAATCTTAAAAGACGAAGTTAAAGATATTAAAGAAGTAAATAAGGTTCTCATGGAAAAGCTAGATAAGGCTTATGATGATAGAATCAAATTAAGAGCTGATAACTTCAGTATGCAAAATCAACTAAAGGAGATCGCAAATGCCTAAAGTAGGAAAAAAAACTTATTCATATTCTAAAGCTGGAATGAAAAAAGCTAAAGCAGAGGCAAAGAAAACTGGGAGGAAAGTTGTCAAGCAAAGCAAAGGTAAAAGGTACTAGAGTAGAGAACGAAATAGTTAAGCTCTTTCAAGCAGAAGGATTTAACGCAAGACGACAACCTTTGTCAGGAGCAATCCAAGCATTTCCACATGATGTTCAAGTTTCTGATTTATTTGATGGAACTAATGTGGAAGTAAAAGCAAGGAAGAATGGGGAAGGTTTTACGCAATTAGATAAATGGAAAGGTTCTGCTGATTTATTAGTATTGAAAAAAGACAGAACTTCGCCTATGATATGTATGGATTGGGAACAATTCAAATTATATTTACATGCAGCCAAAACTAACGAAGGAACAGAAGAAGGAACGATACAAGAAAACGCCAGAAGAGGAACAGGCGTTAAAAGACAAATTCGGAACGGTGGCTGGCAAAATAGACACATTAAAGCCAGATTTGGGAAACGCCCATTTCGACATAAGTTTCCAAGACCGACAGAGGTTGAGGAAGATAGTTAAGACTATTCACTTTAAACATTATCCTAAAGAATTTATAAACGATAAAGAAGCAGATAAACTTATCGAAGCACTTGGTCCGAAAGTAGCTGAAGATATGATTAAAAAATATTTAGAACAAGTTAAATGACGGATTTCTCCTTTAAACCAGATGGGGAAATATTAAAAAATTTTATGAAGTCAGATGACTTCTTTCGTGGACTTCGTGGTCCAGTTGGATCAGGTAAATCAGTTGCTTGTTGTGTAGAAATATTTAGACGAGCTTTAGCACAAGAAAAAGGTAAAGATGGTATTAGAAAAAGCAGATGGGCAGTTATTCGTAATACCAATCCACAGTTAAGAACTACTACCATTAAAACATGGATAGACTGGTTTCCTGAACAAGACTTTGGTCCATTTGCATGGTCAGTACCCTATACACATAGGATCAGAAAAGGAGAAATTGATTTGGAAGTTATCTTTCTTGCTTTAGATAGACCTGAAGATGTAAAGAAATTATTATCTTTAGAATTAACAGGGGTATGGGTTAATGAAGCTAGAGAGCTACCTAAAAGTATTATTGATGCTTGTACTATGCGTGTTGGTAGATTTCCTAGTATGCGAGATGGTGGAGCTACTTGGTATGGAGTTATCTGTGATACCAACGCTCCTGAAGAAGATCATTGGTGGCCTGTCATGGCTGGCGATGTTCCTGTTCCCGACCATATTTCTAGGGAAGAAGCATTAATGTTAGTTAAACCTGAAAATTGGTCTTTTTATACACAACCATCAGGAATGAAAGAAATAATAAAAGAAAAGCAATTAGAAGGTTATGAACCTAATGAAAAAGCAGAAAATAAAAAAAATCTAACAAAAGATTATTATAACAATATTATTAAAGGGAAAACAAAAGGATGGATTGATGTTTATGTAATGAATAAACTAGGTTCATTAGAAGAAGGAAAACCAGTATATTCTGGTTTCAAAGAAGAATTACATATTGCTAGAGAACCAATACCGACTGCAGAATTACCAGTCTATATTGGAATAGATTTTGGATTAACTCCAGCAGCAGTATTTGGTCAAAGACTTCCTATGGGTAATTGGCAAATAATACATGAACTTGTTTGTTTTGATATGGGTATAACAAGATTCAGTGAATTATTGCGTGGAGAGATAGCAAAAAAATTTAAAGGGTTAGAAATGGATATATGGGGTGATCCCGCTGGTGATTTCCGTTCTCAAACAGATGAAAGAACACCATTTCAGATACTGCGACAAAATGGCATAATTGCTAAACCAGCTCCAAGTAATGATGTGTCATTAAGAATTGAAGCTGTTGAAACAGCAGTTAATCGTTTAGTAGACGGACAAGTAGGGTTTATTGTTGATAGTAGCTGCATTAATTTAAAAAAAGGATTTAATGGAGGTTATCACTATCGTAGAATACAAACGACTGGAGATAGGTTTGATGATAAACCATATAAGAATAGATACTCTCATGTTCACGATGCATTACAATATTTAATGATGGGAGCTGGAGAGGGAAAAAATTTAATTGCTGGAAAAGGACAACAACGAACTTATACTGCCAAAAAGGGTTGGGAAGTATTTGGCAATAAACCAAAAAAGAGTACATGGGATTTCCTCAGAAAGATTGGTTAGTATATTTTTATGAAGGTAAAGACCATCATAGGTCTATACGCTTTTTTAAAAAAGGATTTAAACATTGTGGAGTAGTTGGTTATTGTCCTGAAAAAGATGTATGGATATTACAAGAATTTATATTTGGTAAATATCAAGTAGAAATATTAGAAGGAGAAGATGTGGATGTATTATTTCGTTTTATTAAAAAAATTAAAGGAAAAATAATAAAAGTAGATGTAAGTGATGATAAATCTCTTGGTATTCCTCGTTTATGGGGATCATGGATTAAAGAACATAGCTGTGTAAGTTATGTTCAACGATTACTAGGAATGACGCATTTTATGATATTTACCCCTTATCAACTATTTTGTGCGTTGAAAAAGAAAGGGTTTTCTGAAATAGATTTATAGTTATGGGAATAATGAAGCCACCAGCTCCACCTCCTCCTGATCCTGAACTTGAAAGACAAATCAAGATGAGGAGAGAAGAAGAAGAAAAAGCTAAAAAGGCAAAAGCAGAAAAAGATAAAGAACTTAAATGGCGTAAGTCTAAAGGTATGGTAGGCACTCGTTCTTTATTTACTAAAGCTGGAGGCAAAGGTTTTTATTATGATGGTATGCAATTATGAGTAGTAAAACTGGAACAACTCAAGGAGCTGCTGGAAGTGGTGGACAACATCAAAATAAAATTAATAAACAAACTAAGAAAAAAAGTTTACAAGCTGGTAAAGATTTTGTTAAAAAAGAATTAGGTTTAGTAGAAAAAAAAGCTGGACCAATGGATTATTTACAAAAAGGAAAAACTACTGGTTTATATGCTAGTAAATTTGCTGGAACTAAAAAAGCAGATTTTTATGGAGGAGAAGCAAGTAAAGCTACTAATGAATATTTAGTTTCTATTGGTGAAGCAAAAAAAAATCCTAGTGGCAGTTATACTTTAACTTCTAAAGGATGGAAAATGAAATATGGATCATATACTCCGGGTCAAGCACAAGAAGGAGCAGCTATGGGAACTGGTGATCCAAGAGGAATAATGACTTCTACACCAATATCTCAACCTATGTGGAAACAACAACAAAAAACAAAAGCAATAATGTTAGGTAGTTTAAGTTTAGCTACAAGTGGTTTTACTGCAATGGGAATGAGAGCTGCTGCTTTTGATGCATTTAATAAAGCACAAAATAGTCAATCTAGTTATTCAGATTACTTAGGTAAATTTAATATTAATCAAAACAAAGATGTTTCTTCATCTGGTATAAAAAGTGGTAATGTAGATACAAGTGGAAGTGAAGTATCTAGTACTGGTATGATTAATACTTCTGTAACTGGAGATAATACACAAAAAACTAAATTTAAAAAGAAAAAAGCTGGACAAGGCGCTGATATAGCTGGTCTTGACAGACATTTATTTGCGATGTCTAAACAAACAATAACAGGAAGTATGAATTAATATAATGGTTTATGAAAATGTAGATATTTCTCCTCAAGAGAATTTAAATGATAGTAGAGTTGGTTTATTTTTAAAAAGATATAAAAAAGCTGAAGGTATAAAAGATCATTGGAAAGAAAAATTTGAAGAA